ACAATAATAATCTTTTTATAAGGTCCATCCGATTCCGTTAAGATTTGGTTCAAAGCAAGATACATTGATATGAAACTCTTGCCTGTACCAGCGATCCCATGTAGCATCAAGTTCTTGCCTTGATCGTAAAACTCAAAGGATTCTCGTTGATGTTTCGTTAGCGGTTCTATTCTTTTAAGTTGGAAGTTCAGCTTTTCTTGCTGAGTGTTATTAGATTTTTCTTCTCTAAGCTGTCTTTTTTGTTTTCTTGTTAGCTTCTTGTGTTCTTCCATTTGACCCTACTAAAAAGTGTTAATCGTGCTCCTCGAAATACCCTTTGAGTGTTTCTTTTTCATATCTTTAAGTAAATCACGGAAACCTTGATCAGGCTTGCCAATACCTCTACCAGATGCGATCATCGGAGCACCATTAACCAGTTGTGTTAAGTTGCTATTCTCTTTCAAATAATCATCTAGAGCCGAGATAGTCATAAACTCCTCGAACTCTTCACCAGTTTCATTATTTAAAAATCTATACGTAGGCATTAATCCCAGCTATCCTCATACTCATCGTTGTCTACGAGCAAACTAATGTCCTTAGTCTTTATTGCTCTTTCAAATCTTCTTTGCTTACGCTTATCTACTTTATTCTTATGGTCTACATGATCTTCTTCATCATCAAAAGAATAGTCGTTCTTCTTAAATTTACGCAGCGTTTGTTTGCTCATTTGGAATAAGTCCTGGAAATGCCTCTGTTACGTGTTGAAGTGTGATGCCCTTAATAGGCTTCTTATCCTTAACGAGCAGAAGTAACTCAGCGTCCTTCGGTGCTAGACGTTCAAGGAATTCAATAAACATTGCCTCGCGCTTTGTTTGAGCAAGATCAGGATAGAACCCTTGTACAAAATATGTGACCATACGAGCGTCTCTATGTAAGACATTCTCCTGATCAACAAGTTCGCTTGGCTTGTACGGAGGTGCGCCTTCAGGCAATAAAAATTTTACGTTTGGATCATACGCTGCTTGTAGCATAACTCTTAGAGCAAAAGAGTCATTAGTTCTGATTGCGTCAATCTTGTCTTGAGTTCTCTTGTACTTTCCTACCTTTTCAAGGAACTCTGCTATTCCGATAACCATTAAAATTCTCCAATGTGTTCTGTTAGATTACGAAGTTTGTTAGCGATGAAATAGTTCATCAACTTTGAACGGTCTTTATTTTCTTGCGCCTGATAAGACTCCATGACCTTGACACGGATCTCTTCCGGAGTTTCGTCAAGATCAATAAGCTGCTTATTGCGCATGTAGTTACGAGCGATCGCTGTCTCCATTTCGTTAGGAGTAAGCTTGAGATAGTGCTCCATCTTCTTAGCAGTCAAGGGTCGCTGACGCTCACCAACAACGAAACAGTTGTCAGAAGAAAGAATGTTAGGCACACCGTCACCAGCATCACCCTTGAGGATATGCTCCTTCAGGTACTGCTCTGGGTTCTTGTGTGTAATCCACTTCTTGCGTACAGGATCGTACTGCTTGACGTTCTCGTACTTATGTAGTTGGATAAAGTCCTTATCACCCGATAAAATCAAAAGTTTCTCGCTGTTGAAAGACATCATAGCAAGTCCGTCATCAGAAGTATAGCCAAACTGGTTAACCAGCGTGCTGATGACATCGTCCGCCTCGGCAGACTCAATGTCGATAACTCTGTAGGGGAAAAACTCTTTGAGCTCAGCACGGATCTTATTGAGGCATTCAAAGATTGCCTTCCAATCAAGATCAGACTTCTCCTGAGCCTTCTTGCGGTTCGCCTTGTAATAAGGGAACATCTTGCGGCGCCAGTAGTTGGTGTTATCGCAAGCAATAACCATTTCGCCGTAGTCAGCACCAAACTTGGTGCGATAAGAACGAAGAGAGTTTAGAATCATATGGCGAACCATATTCTCTTCAATTTGAGCATTAGTATGATTACCAAGCTGCATAAGAAGGTTTGACAGCATTACCTGGTTCAAGTCAACAATAATCACAACATCACCTGTTTGAGTTAAGATTCAGTTTCAGATTCATCTTTTAAATTAATTTCTATACGGTCAGCAATACGAAGAGTGCCTGGTTCGTTCGGGTCTGGATAAAAGATTTCTTCAGAAAGTTTTTGGAATGGATGATAGATATCATAATATTTACACATGATAGAACGAAGAGATTCTATAATAAATGCGCCATCCTTTAGGTTAAGATCATCCTCGGTTTCATCTTCCGAGAAACTGAACCCTGATATTTCTAGTTGGTTGAATACCATAGGAGCGATATTAGCAATGGTTTCTTGGATATGGAACTGCTTCATCATATCGATATTTCGATTGATGTTTTCTACAGTTACTTCTTCTCTAGGTCCAGAATAAGCTTTTGGGAAATTTACTACGTTATTAGAACTCATGATCAACCATCAAACTATCATACCCCGTTTGTACATTAAAGTCAAATGTATTTATTCGTTGTCAAAGCTTAAGACGGCTTTTATTTGTGTGCTGCAAACGAATAGATTGGGATAAAGCATGCATAAGGATCTGGTGACAGTCCTCTACGACTCCATAATTATCGATGTTCACGTGTAAAATATGATCAGCCATCTCATCTTTTACTATTAAACCACCATCAAATCCTACCATTGCGAAAGTGGTCATACCATATTTTGCAGCAGCCTTAAGAGCATTGACGACGTTAGGAGAATTACCACTTGAAGAAATTACAAGTACAGCTGCTCTCCAATTAGGAAACCACTCGATTTGCTTAGCAAAGATTTGATCATAGCCAATATCATTGGCGATAGCTGTGACCAAAGAAACGTTCGACTGTAACGGAATAACAAATGGGTGAAGGTTTGTGTCCATACAAATGCCCTTGGTATGATCGCAGGACATGTGTTCAGCAATTGCTGCTGAACCTCCATTACCACAAACCAAAACAGGGATTTGTTCTTTAGCCAGTTGAACTAAACCTCTTTCAAATTCTAAAAAGGCAAACTCATCAACTGTCTTGAGTGCAGCGTTAATTAGATTGCGATAATCAATAAGATAGTTCATTCTTTCATCTCCACTCTGCATCCTTCATATTCAAAGTTGAACTCGAAACGAGGATAACCTTTCATAGCTTCAAGTACCTTTGGCTGATTTTCTTCTGGTACATACAACAATAGATAACCTCCGCCACCTGCACCTAGTATCTTACCGCCAAGTGCACCAGCAGCCCTAGCCTTGCTATACATCTCGTCGATGTATGCATTAGAGATATTGCTGGATAGCTGCTTCTTGATCTGCCAAGATTCATTCAGCAAATCGCCAAGCTCATCGAGCCTACCGCAATCTAAAAGCCAGTTAGCTCTAATCGCCATATCAACTATCTTCTGAGTATTCTCAACGTTGACGTTGTTCTTTAACTTCTCAACTTGTTCAGTCAATACGCTCGAGGCTTGACGAACTATACCAGTGTTGAAACACAGCAAGTTTTTTTCTAGCTTCTTGATAGTTTTGATATTGGTGAACGGTTGAACGAACACCTCACCGTTTGTTTGGAATCTGTAGATATGAACACCACCATATGCTGCAGCGTACTGATCTTGCTTACCAATTGGTTCACCACACTTATCAATCTCGATTAAAGAAGCAAGCTCCGCAAGATAACCTCTAGAGCATCCTTCGTTTCTCATTTCCATAATAGCTTTGATCAAGCCAACAGTGAATGTTGATGATGAGCCTAGACCAGTTCCCTTTGTTGGGATATTTGAGAAACTTGCTATCTCGATATTAGAATTTATTTCAAAATACTTTAATGTCTCACGTACACGATCGTGCTTAATCTTATTAACCTCGTGCTCAAGCTCAAGATGTGAATAGATTACCTTGAGGTGAGGAGCTACGCAGCGATTAGCAGCAATGTAGATATAACTATTGATTGCGGCAGAAATGACCAACCCGCCGTGTTCTTTGTAGAACTCAGGTATGTCACTTCCACCGCCAAAAAAACTTATTCGTAG